AGATGCCTTTGTCACCGATATGGTTTTCGCGTAGGGTGACGAAATTCATTGAGAAACAATTCTGGTAAAAAATCACCTAATCACAAAAAAAATGTTGGGATTAGATGTACCGTGTCTTAGGACGTTTTCGTTTTAAGGCTTTACCTTGTCCTGACTTGACAGTCTCATAACTGGATTGGCCACCTTCCCCGTCTGTTGAATTTCTGTTTTTGTTATCGTTGCTTCCACCATTATCGTCATTCTCCGGGTAGTTGTTGCCTCTGTTGATATTGTTGTCATTGTTGTTATTGTTGTTATTGTTGTTATCAATAACTGCTTTTCGTTTGACTGGGTTCTTACGTCTGATTGGTGTATTGTTATTACTGTTTCCGCTACTTCCGCCAACCTTGCCTCCACCTCCTCCATCTCCACCTCCACCTCCACCTCCTCCGCCTCCGCCTCCACCTCCGCCTCCACCTCCACCAAGTCCTTTACCGTATCCTTTTGAAAAATTCCTCCGATATTCCGATATCAAACACCTGTGGCCAGTCCACACGTGTGACTGAATCAGTGACCAAAGTTCAAACGATTTTTCAACAAGTCTGGGTATACTTATTATTTCTGCATTGTAAGAACCGTCGAGAGTTGGCAAATTTCCTATGTTCAAATTTTTTGACATTCTTTCTAAAAAAACACCACCATGATTGTGGGGACTCCATGGAGTACCATTTCGCCCTTTTTTGAACTGTTTTACTACTCGTTCAGCATTTATTAGGTTATTATCATGAGATCGATATCTATTTGCTTTGTATGCTCCCCAATGTACGGCATGCTCAAGTAACTTATGTAATTGAGAAGGCAATTTTATTTGCCCTCTAGAGTCTGCTTTTTTTGCTTTGTAGTTGTAGTTCCCTGCCTCTCTGAATCGTTTTGCTTCAAATTCTTTCTGGGGGAACTTGCATGGACCACGTGACAACAATACTCTATTTTCATTGAAAATATATGGCAATGAAAATGGATCAGTATACACTTCCTTCAATAATCTCCTTCTTTCCACAGGTCGTATTTTGTCGTACATTCCAAACTGGTGTAGTTGATAGACAATATCTCTATGTCCAGTCCCTCTAGGGGGGTGTTGATTAAACATTTGCAAACTTTTTAAGTATCTAATTGTACTTTTGTTGTTAGAGCCTCTAACTAATTTTTGTCGTCGGATACTATTTGTCAATGGTTTTATATTGTGCTTATGGAGATGATAAAAATTACTCTTCAACATGGACAGTGTATCATCTAGAAATGGGGCCCTACAGGATTCTGTATTGCTTTCTGATGCTTCATCTGTAAGAAAATTCAAAGTATTGATATCGGTATCTATTGCACTCACTGCCGTCATTAATACAATACAATTAATTAAAATTGAGTGCTGATGCAGAAATAATAAGGATACCCAGACTTGCTGAAAAATATGCTGCACCGGGACAATCACCATATCTGAAACACGTTGCAGAAAACGAAGATACCAACACAACTATCGAGGTCGACAGTATGTAGAGAACCACCTGCATAACAGTCGATTGTTTCAATCCGATCAAATTCAATACAATCAAGCTCACAGATGTTGTAACCCAAAGTACAAAAAGTGCTCTTATAAAATGACTTCTCATACCAAATGTGTCGTCAATAAACGCAAACAGAGAGTTTTCTTTTGCCATACTTATTCGTTTTGCTATACTTATTCGTTTTGCCATGTTTACTTAATATTACATTTTTTTCTGCGTCACTAATAAATGGAGGTACGTATCATATCGTTAGAACCAAGACTTAATCATCCGGTTAAAAAAATATTCCAAAATGCAAAGTTCTTTCAGGCTGTTGATTTAAGAGGGGAAAGTCCACAGGAATTGTTAGACAAAAATCTGATAACTCTAAATGGATTCGAAAACTTAAAAAACGGAAGGAAGTATCATCACGAGCTGAGTACGGCAGGTGCAGTAGGCTTGGTATTATCGTTTTTGAAAATATTGAAATCAAACACTGGACCAGTATTGATTTGTGAAGACGACTGTATTCCATCCCCAAAACTTCCACAGGTAATAAATGAAATGTTATTAAACTCATCTGACTTTGATATGGTTGTTTTTGGACCATTGATGTATGAACCTTCCACTAATTCAATGTCGTCATTCTTCAAAAACTTTGATGTTTTGAGCCAGTATTACTGGGGAAATCATGCTCTTTTGTTCTCATCACAAGGACGACAAAAAGCAATCAAACATTTGAGTACTCCAGTTGATGTACAGTTGGATGCATTATTTTCTCGAATTGGCATGTATGCGGATTTCAAAATTATAATTCAAGCAGGTGGTGAGCCTCTCGCCAAACAGTCTCTACACGCAAGTACCATCCAAACCAACTCAGCTTGTCCTATGTGTGACACCTCACCGGGTGATGTGCCATACAGTTTATGGAGTATTATTTTATTGGTTATATCGTTTGTTTTTATTCTTTCTATATCGTTTGTTTTTATTTTTTCTACACAAAGTAAGTGCACCGATAGTTGCAGCGATCGGATCTATTGTCCAAAACTGAACTATATAAAGAGGAAAAGATAAGTCTTAACTAAATGACCACCCAGCCCCCACCTTTGTTCAATATCTGGAAACTTCTGTGGACGTATTGATCCACCCATTCACCCGGTCCGCGAACAAAATAGTTACCTACATAATCACTCCTTCTTGTCCCCGGGCCATTCAAATATTCCCGACAATGGAAAGGTGGCTTCGCTGCCGGCATCGACAACTCCTGGAGATGCGAAATCTGTGAGGTGCTTCCAGTACGTCGACGTGCTCTTGCCAGTGTCAGAGCTCTTACGCGACTTCTTCTTCGCCCTCGCCGCGTGACTCGCCCTCGTGCACTCTCCCGTCTGCGTATGTCACCTTCCCCTTGCCGTTGGGCTTGCCGTCTCGGAACTCGCCCTCATACACTCTCCCGTCTGCGTATGTCATCTTCCCCTTGCCGTTGGGCTGGCCGTCTCGGAACTCGCCCTCGTACACTCCCCCGTCTGGAAATGTCGCCTTGCACTTGCCGTTGACCTTGCCGTCTCGGAACTCGCCCTCATACACTCTCCCGTCTGCGTATGTCAGCTTCCCCTTGCCGTTGGCCTCGCCGTTGAGCTTGCCGTCTCGGAACTCGCCCTCATACACTCTCCCGTCTGCGTATGTCAGCTTCCCCTTGCCGTTGGCCTCGCCGTCTCGGAACTCGCCCTCGTACACTTCCCCGTCTGTGTATGTCAGCTTCCCCTTGCCGTTGGGCAGGCCGTCTCGGAACTCGCCCTCGTGCACACTCCCGACCCACATCTGTTTGCCGTGGTCATGACGCAGCCCGTCCTTCCACCCCTTGCCGTTGGGCAGGCCGTCTCGGAACTCGCCCTCGTACACTTCCCCGTCTGTGTATGTCAGCTTCCCCTTGCCGTTGGGCAGGCCGTCTAGGAACTCGCCCTCGTACACTTCCCCGTCTGGAAATGTCAGCTTGCCCTTGCCGTTGAGTGTGCCGTCTCGGAACTCGCCCTCCTGCACTTCCCCGTCTGGAGAGAGAGGGGGGGGAGGTGAGGGGGGGGGTGTCATGTTGGTTGCGTTTGCCATGTTGGTTGGGTTTGCACGCATCTCAGTCTGAGAGACGACCACAAGGGAACAATGTGTTCCTTTGGGTCATGCTGACTTTCTTTTAAAGAAAGATAATCGTGGAAGTGCATGATGCGAGATTTTGTGACTATCACATCAACATTCTTATCACAAAATACACTTCAGTATTCAATTTCTGAATTCAACAATCTTCTGCGCAGGGAACAAATAAAAAGGAATGCTCATATTATGTGCCTTCCATTTGACGTTGTTTTGATAATAATTCGTATGGTAGAAGGAAATACCATAAATTTACATAGAAACATTTCGAAATATAAAGAAATCATTGGAAAAGATCAAATGCATCTATTTCTAAAACAATCAAAAATATTATCAGAGAGATGGATAAAATTAAAAGACATATGTCGGTCATTGATTAATAGTGAGTTGGAGAACAACGAAATCTTCCCATTGATTATTTTGGCACAAGCTGATACACCAGCTCCGCATCATATTGGTACGAGTAGAGGACGTTATATATTATGCATATGGGAAGAAAATCATCAAAATCAATCAATTCAGAGAAACCTATCGAATATCAGACTATGTGAAGACGCACAAAATATATTTCATGAAAATCTAATTGTAAGTGCTCATAAATGTGCATTGGTTGCGAAACACCGACAAAATCCTTTTTCTGGAATTGAAGAGTTTGTTTCTATACAAACAACAAAAGTTAATAAGATATGGTGGGTGCAAAACACTAAACACATATCATGCAATCTGGATAATTGACTCTTAAGGAAGTCCTTCACGTTGAAGATGGAATGCCGCTTCCATAACCCATAGTGCCATCTTAAACTGTTCTTTACTCGCAAGGAAGTCACTCACCTTCTTGAGGTTGTCGCTCAGACTAGGCCCCTCGTCCAGACTAGGCCCCTCGTCCAACTTGCGCTTGCGCGACTGGGAAGAAGACGAAGATGCTACCGGGACCTCCGCCTCGACCTCCACTTTTCGGACGACCCAGCACCCTTTTGACATGTCCCACTCCTTGTTCTTGCCCGTATCGTCACGAGGAGGACGACCACGCGGTTTTGGCCAGGATTGGTTCATGAGGCTTGTGTGGAAGTGATTCAGAGGTTGCGGGGTGTTTTGCGTTTCCTGAAGGCAATTGTGGAGCCGGTCTGGACCACAAGGGAACACATGTGTTTCGCAACCGACTTGCTCACTCGAGACATCAAAGAACTGTCCGATTGACCACGTTACGAAGTGCATCTTGATGACTTGTTGCCTTGTCGTAAGCAACTCTCCGTTGTGCATCAATTGCGGAATTTTGTGTGTCGTAAACTTGTAATCGTCTCTGTATCTCTCGATCCATACGCGTTTTTGTACGTTCTGTATCAGACACATTTACAGGCGCCCCTGGACCTGTCCTTCTCAGATTCTCTTGCGTCAAGGGTACTACTGTTGGTTCCTGTCGTTTGTGCGAGCGTCTTTCGGATGGAAACCCCATCTGTGCGTGTCTCACATAGTCTTTGATTTCATGTTTTGGATTCGTCGCAGCGGGTTTCCACGAAATAAAGATCAAATTTGAGCCCAAATATTCGGCAGAAAATCCATCATTCCTCAGAGAGTGAATCATGTGGTTGAGCACAGCCTTCGCTTCTCGTAATGCTGAACCCACCACCACCATTGGCACCTGGTAGATCAGGAAGGTTTGCTCTGGATGCTCCTGTAGGAATCGTTTCAACCGAAGTTTGCACGCGTTCAAGTGTTTGTTGTGAGCTTGATGCTCCCGGGTATAGAACATTCCATTAGCTCTCGTAGCATCGGATGCACTAAAACTTATGTGCGAATCTTCTTCCATATTTATTAAGTATTACTTATAAAAAAATACTTATTCTATGACCTTACAAACACTTCATCACTCTGGGACCACCACGGGACATTTAATTCAAACATACCAGTCGGGACAAGTAGTGCGCTTAGTTACACTCCTCATATTTCGCGGGACGCGTCCAAATTTGTCATGATAACTTTGCACTACATCTGACGCCCAGAACGTTGCAATTCGCGTACATTGATCCATCAACTGCTCAGGGCTCATAGTCTTCTTAAAGTAGTTACATTCAGCACAACATGCTACGCAATTATCAACATTGTAACCAATCTGGGAATCTTTTCTATCAATTCCACCCGCGGAATCTAAACGGCAGTAGTAACATTGAGATGCAACCAGCATTTCATGCTCATCACTTGTCAAGTCGCATGAAATCTTCCTTTTCTTCGCACTCTCCTTATGCTTAATGTAACTCGTTTTCTTTGTTTTGGGCCAGGCATTCGGATTGTGTACAACATTGGCAAGATGCCGCGCACGATCAATAAAAGTCACCGGATCCAAACAAGTTTTCATAAAATTGCATTTCTTGCAACAACTCACAACATTTTCCTTTGTGTATCCTTTTGATGAATCCATGCGATCAACACCACCAAACTTCTTTTTCTCATCCAAAAACCCACAATATGTACATGGTTGTTGCATCAAATTCTTGTACTCTTCCTCTGATATTTCCATTGCAAGGTTTTTCTTCCTGGCAGACCGCATGTTTGCGTCCCAGTTCCTGTGTAATGAAGTTCTTAACCATTCTCTGACATGTTCGCGATTGTCATCCCTCCATTGCTGTGCAACTTCATTATTGTGATCCAAGAAACCGCGCTCATTGTTTTCCCGTTGTTTTTCACGGTATTTGATCCACGGTTTTGCGATCTTGTGGTGAGCATACTTCTTCTCTCTCACTTCGGGTCTTTTGCTGCGTCGGGAACATTTTTCACGACACTTCAAGCATCGATTCAGCACCTTGCCGTCCTTCGTAAACACGGACATGGGCTGTGGACCTCTCGAGCAGTTCGAACACCGTTTTGTTTCTTCCTCTGCTTCCTCTGCTTCCTCTGCTTCCTCTGCTTCCTCGGCTTCCTCAGCTTCCTCGGCTTCCTCGGCTTCCTCTGCTTCCTCGGCTTCCTCGGCTTCTTCGGCTTCTTCTACTTCTTCTACTTCTTCTACTTCTTCTACTTCTTCTACTTCTTCTACTTCTTCACAAATTTCCATAACTTGCTCTTCGACTGGGTTGCTTTCCATGAATTCACCTGGTCCGTGAATTCAGGTTGTCTTTAATATGAAATGGGAGTCTTTTTTTTCTCATTTTTTGTTCCATAGTTATGGGAGGTATAGCTTTAATGGGAGGTATAGCTTTCACACTTCATTGATTTCACACTTTATGTGATGTGGGCGTTATTTCGTGATATGGGAGGATTTGCAAAAATACACAAAAATTCGTCAATTACTAAAAGCGAGTCCCCCCATTCCTGAGAGGATACGGAGGACGTTATAATTGACGGCGTAGACGTAGACAGTGCGAGTGGCGTTAGAAGTGCCGGCGGTAAAAACCGGCTTGAACTTAAGCTTGAGGCTTGCATTATCAATTCTCGAGAAGTTCAATGCACCACTGGGCTGGTGCTCCTCAGGCGAGAGGCAGAACGAGTACATACCGCACCAGTGGTCGTAGGGGACGCGGGTGTGGTGCTGGTAGGGCTGGCAAAGGTGGAAGTAAGACCCCTTGCGAACACTGAAGCGCTCGTGGCCGTTAAGCTGGAGCTGGACGTCATCAATGGGGCAGTTGTCGTGGAACTCCGCATAGTCACCGGAGGCGACGAGGGTCTTGATGGCCGCTGGCTCGGTCTCGCGCCATCCATTGTAGAATGGGTTGACAGCCTTGTCGTTCTCTCCAGTGAGCTCTGTGGTCCAGTAGAGGGCCTTGGTGGGGTGGTTGAAGTTCAGTCTCATCGAGAAAGGAACAGGGCCATCGCCAAGCGTCGAGGTGACCTCGCTGCCGGTGAACTGGAGCTGCTCGATGAGGTACTCGTGGCTCATCTGCGAGAAGCGACGACGCTCATCAGTGTCAAGGTAGAAGAAGTCCGAGTAGAGCTTGGGGGTCTCCGCCATCGCATCGATGTCGCTGCCGCTTGGTGCAGTGTATGCAACAACCTCCTCCTCAGCGGGAGTGTCACTGCTTCCAACGTTCGCCATCATCGTGGAACTACCAGTTGGTAGTGCACCGGGGCCGGTCGCTCTGAGGCGGAGAATCTCAGCCTTCGATGCAAGCTCGATCGAAATGCGGACCTCGTGGTACTGGAGGGCAATCAGAGGCAGGGCGGCACCAGCCGAGCCCTTGGAGAACCAGAAATTGATTGGGATGTAAAGCTTTCTCGCAGTCTGCATTCCGTTGCCAGAGACAAGGTCGGGACCGTCGTTACCGGTCATGAGCTCGTAGCCTGTCTCCTTCTCGGCACGGCAAGAAAGCTTGTGCCAGAGGTGGGTGAATCGGCCGTAAACCTTGTCGATTCTCTGGCCGCCAATCTCAACCTCGGCACTCTTGATCAATGCATGACCAAGCTTCGAGACGTAGGTAACTTTCGAGGTGCTCGGGCTAAGGGAGACCTCGAGCCAGAGTCTGTGAAGAAGATCACCGTTTCTGCTGATGACGGCGACAAGCTTGTTGCCAAAGCTGGTTGAATTCGACTGGAAGGTCTGTTCCACCGCCTCGCAAGAAAAGTTGGTGTGTCTTCTGTATAAATTTTTGAAAAAAGTGATTTGACTATTACCGGTCAAATACACATCCTGCATTCCGTATGCAACGAGCTGCATTAATCCTCCACCACCCATGATTTTCAATACAATAACAAAAGAAAAAAAATTCCAAAAAAACACAAATTGTAATTTTAATCAGGTTTTCTAATTTCGAATGCAAGTTTTGCACTGGCGGAAGGCATGGCATCAAGGGTTTGGTCGTCTGCTATATCCTGTCCATACCAAAATTGAAGCGTTCCTTCGTTGATGTTGGACACGATCATCCAGTGGCCATCTGTCGATCCCAAATCACCAAGATGGAGCACCTGTGATCTTGGATCTTCCGTTAGCTTAGAGTTCAGCGAAGCCTCGAAGGGGTTAGACTTTTTCCCTAGAATCAAGTCTTCAGACAGTTGGAAGGCTGAAAGCTGCTGCGTAGTGGCAGAGGCAGTCGCACTTCGTGTGTATGTGATTGTCTTATCTGTACCTCCCTTAATGATCAATCCGGATCCTACGGCGAGAGCATCACTGGGGGTGTCGACCACGCCAAGCTCAAGCGTCTTATCTTGGACAGTCAATACAGTGGAACTGATTGTCGTGGTTGTACCCTGTACATCGAGGCTGCCGGTGATAATCACAGCACCTCCGACACTAAGGGTGTCCCCGACTACCGCATTCGTACCGATGTTGGCAGAAGCACCCACGGTAATCCCGGATCCAGCAAAAATAGATGACCCGCACGACAAATTATTTGCCAAATTCAGCTTGCCACGGTAAGTTGCGTCACTCTCGGTAAAAATCGATCCCTGCACCGAAAGGATGGGTGTATCTAAAATGATTGACGAAGTGTTTCCAACAGAAAGATGTCCTTCTAATTTGAAAGGTGTCGTTGCTTTCAGCGAGTTCGCATTGATGGTGATTGCTGATGTTGGCTTTCCCAATATTATTTCTGTACTTCCATCCATCGTAATACTGTCTCCTTCAAGTATAACATCATTGCCTACACTAAGCTTATCTGCGATGATAGTTGCGCCGTTAACAGACAAGGAATTCAAAAACACAATATCACCTCCTACACTAAGGCCGTTCGAAAATGGAAAAACTCGTCCCCTAACATGAAGATCGTTGAGACTTACATCAGAGGATACTGAGATGTGACCTTCGAACTGGGAATTATTCCCGACACTCAAAGAGTTTCTGAACACTGCATCTTCTGAGATGATGGAAGTCCCAACACTAAGAGTGTCCTCGGCTGTTATAGAAGTTGCGACACTGAGCGAACTGTTGAGGATTGTAATTCCACCAACAATCATCTGAGTCTCCAAATCCAATCGACCTCCAACGGAAAGGCTACTGTCTGTCTTGATATTTCCTATGACATCAACATTTGATTTCACATCGAGGTCGCCAACAATTTCTGAATGACCACCGACCGAGAGATCAGCGGCAAGAAAGGTATCAGACGAAACACTCAATGCACCAGAAATTTTCAAACCACCTCCAATGTCATTGATACTCGCCCATGCCACGTGTCCGCTAGTTCCAACATTTCTAAGTGCGTACACCTTAGAGGTGTCCATTGTACCAGAACCTAGTATTGGAATCTTGAGACCCGTCATCAAAGTCCCAGTCGATAAATGCTGCTCAAGTGTTTCCGCAGTTTCAGTACTGTTGGTCAGAATACCCACATTCGCTGATTTATCCCACACACCAGCTTCAAGCACATCAAGCTTAGCAAGTCCTTCATACCCACCCTTTATCTTCAAGTGACCATTGTTAGATCTGGATGTTACACCCGAATCTAATATCAAATCTCCACTCGTCCCGGTTAGATTAGGCGCGTTTATAGTGGATACCTGTCTTATTGTATGAAGTTGCAATCCTGTTGTTTTGATTGTACCAAAATTAGACAACCCATCAAGCGGTAAATTACTTACGGTTGTTGACATTTATAACAACATCATACATTTTTTTTAAAGAAACAAAGAATCGCTTCTCACCTCCTCTTCCTCCTCTTCCTCCTCTTCCTCATTGTTTTCATTTATATCGACAACATAGAAATCGCAAGAGTCTTCATTAATCACGTGTGAAAATGAAACAGCAATAGGTTCATCATAAACTGAAAGAGGAACTAGTGCTGCAAAATTTTTGCTTATTGAAGAATACCCCCATAAAATAACAGGAACCATTGCAAATACATCTGATTCTTCAGCAGGCAATTCAACTTTCTTCTCTAATATTTCATTTGTTACCGGTATTACAACGCAAACTGGATAACCACTTGAAATACATTGCATAATTTTATTTTCATCTTTAGGAACCTTCATACAAACAATGCTATCATCATGGAAGCTCTCTACTATTTCATTAAGAGCAAGATTCACACAAAAGGATTCTGGTGAAGATATTGCACACTCTATACCCCTAGACGAGCAAGCATAGCTCACCAATCCTTTTGCCACTCTGCCTGACGTAGAACCTTCTGTGCAGTTCATCAAAGAACTGTCAATGTTTTTAATTCTGAATGTCTTAGGCACCTTACTATCATCAAGTTCGACATCAGACCATGTGTCGTCTTGTGTAACCATATATTCATGAACCGATTCCTCTGAAAATATGCTGAGAATATCACCCATTTGTAATATCACATCAAATTATATTAGGTAATAAATACGCATTTTATTAAATATATAGTAATATAAAAAGATGTCTGACAGCAATAACACTAACACGATTGTTCTACTGATGATAGCTGGGGGGTTGTACTATATGAAAAATGCAAACAACTCAACAGAAAAAGAAGCAAAAAATGAAGCAAAAAATGAAGCAAAAAATGAAAAAAATGAAGAAAATACAATGCCTTACATTCTAGCTCTTGTTATTGTATTTTCTCTGAAAAAAGAGATAGAGGAAACCATATCAAAAGAAAGAGTTTACACTCTATTAGCTATTACCGCTGCTTCATATCTACATACTATTGATGCAGATATTATTAAGATATTTGCATCTACGTTTGCTACTTTGATCATGTTGCCTGCAATTCAAGAATATGACCAAAAATAATCCTACCATTATAGTATCAATGTATTCTGGTGGTGCCATGATAGACCAAATTCAAGATTCTTCTGTAACAGGTACGCCTGTGACTAATTCATTTTCACAGTATGAAACAAGTACCTCTACCATGGAGACACCCCCTGCCATGGAGACACCCCCTGCCATGGAGACACCCCCTGCCATGGAGACACCCCCTGCCATGGAGACACCCCCTATGGACGCTATGAATGATTCATCAAGCAATGTCGCCACGGATGCTAATCAAACGGATTCGCCCCCTATTGTGGAAGACGACAGCACGGTTGATGTTGTACGATCACCATCACCTCCCCCTCCGGAACCAAAAAACGATTCACACGCACCAGAGTACTCTATACTTTTTGTGATTTACATTGCAATAGGACTCATGTACATGATTCATTCTGGAGTAGACCTTCCAACTGAACTTAACAATTGGTTGTACGAAAATCCTCATTACATTAACATGACTTTATCCTCTCTTTATTTTGCATTGTCCGTAGTTTATATCATGTATTTCAAACCTAAAAACGAATCTAAAAATGGAGAAATGTACAGACAATTTATTGTAGTTGCAATCGTTGCAACCGTAATGACCGGGTGGTATAAATTGTACCAGAAACAAAGTGCTCCAACCATGCAGATGCCGCAGACCCAGCCATTAGGATTTTAAGTCAATGCGTAAAAAACTATCAGGCAAAGCTCCCATTAGCTTATGCGGCCCTTCTAAGCAGGCAAAGCTCGTTTCTGTCCAACGACCCAGCACCCTTTTGACATGTCCCACTCCTTGTTCTTGCCCGTATCCTTCAGAGTGTGGGTATGTTCAGAGTGTTCGAACACATATGCCTTGAAATGCGGGCTGATGCTCGCCAGCCTCTTTGGATCAGAACGCTTAAAGAACATAAACTCTTCAAACAACTCGTTCACTTGAGCTTGAGCTATCCACTTGTAGTCTCCGTCATCTCCAACTTTTTCAATGAAGCTGAGAATACGATCGGGAGTGACTGCGAGTTTTTTGATGAAGTTCATGATCGCATCATTGCAGAATATGGCTATCGCCGAGAGGATGTGGCGCCCGTTAAAGAGGTCTTTGTACATGAATGTTGAGAACATCCTCGCATCCTGAAACTTAAGGAGGTTCAAGAGCTTGATGAAAGTCTTGCACCTCGTCCCCATGGGCAGCATCAGCCTTTCTGGAAGTCCTCCAGACCCTTCGACGCACCCTTCGACGCCGACTGCGTGTCGACGTATTGTTTGCCTGGCAGTGTCCAAGTCTAAGAACGCACATTGTTCACCTGACATTACTTTGATCGTGGCGAGCTTCAGTGGCTCTTCGTAGAAAGTCCACCTTGTCTCCATGTTTCTTGCCGTCAAATCGCTCATCATGTCGCCAAGGTTGGGTTTCGCGGTTCGGTTTGACGCGGTTGGGTTTGACTGATTACACATGTGTACCTACGCGCGCTGGCTGCGGTTGGACGTCCTCACCCCTTAGTCTGTTTCTTCTTCTTTCTTCTTTAAACTTTAGAAAAGAAAGAAGAAGATATGGCATGGGGAGAGGGCGGGGGGAAGTGTCGGTTTTTGAGGGGTACACATGTGTAATCAGTCAAACCCAACCATCAAACACAACCACTCCCACGGATCCGAATCCGAAGCACTTTAGGAAGTCCCATGTCTCTCTCCGAGAGACTCGAAGACGATCAGTGCGACATCAAGAATACATATCTCTCAATGGATGGCATCCCGTCTACCATCACAATCAACGAACGGTCCCACGAGTCAACCGTCGTACAGTTCACCGCCGGCCATCGCTACAACGACAAAACCATGCTGGGGGAGAAAAACTTTGCGTGGAACAGGCAGGGAAAAACGTACGTGCGTGTCTGGGCGCAACACACTTCCCTGTCGGCATTGCTGCAAACGTACGCAATCGAGCCCGATTACATCATGCCAGACAACGACACCGACTTCAACGGCCACTGTCTTCTCACTCCACGCTGCTTTCTGGTCAGTGGTGTATTTGCCGACTTCAATGCCGCATTGTCCAGGGCCGGATTCAAATGGACAAGGGAGAAGCGGACATGGATCAAGAAGATGAAACTTATGGACTACAGAAACGACATCATGACACTCTTCAAAAAGGCACCGCTGCGTGTATCTCATCACGGCACGGAACAAGTCCTGGATGCGAAGCAAGACTTAAAGAAACTAAGACAAGAAGAAATTAATTACGATCTTCAATGCAAGCATCAGGACACAGTATTCGAACAAAAGCGTCACGACCTCATGTATCGTCTCCACAAAGCAGATTCCGACCCAGACTATCAGCGTGCCTCCTACACATATGGGCAACAGATCAAGCGGCTGGCAGAGCAGGGCATCTACGATTACCCCGAACCCCCCAAACTCCCACGGTATCGGTAAGTGTAATCGAGTAAAATACATGCCAAGTAATAACAGGTACAAAGAAGCACGCATTTGTGAATGTGGATACACGACAATATTTTCGAGTTCATGGTCAACCCACACACTTGAATTAGCTCCTTGATCTGACCGTCTTTTTCCTTTATTTGTTCGTTAAAGGTATTAAAGGCGTCGTAAAATTGCTCAAATGCAAAATTGGAGATGTGCAGGCACCAGCTGTGAGTTGGTGGGAGAACTAGAGGCGTACGACTTGGACCATATCATACCACTATGGAAGGGTGGGGAAGATAAAGATGAAAATCTACAGGCGCTTTGTCCTGCGTGTCATAGGAGAAAGACGGACCTGGAGCGTCTGGAATATGCAATTCGAAATCACTAAAGGCCCAATTATTTTTTTTTCAAAAGACTTTTTTTCAAAAATAATTTTTGGGGAAAAATATTTTTTGAGTTTTTATTTTCCCTTGCCCCCCCCCCCCTTCTTTTCTTCGCGATATCTTATAAAATGTTATATTATAGTGTATTTAGTAAGGAGAAGTACGAGTGAGAGTAGTGGCAGGGGTGGACAATACCTATATAGGTATTTGTATAGGTCCTATATAGGTATTAAAGACATTAATTTTGTATTTTTACATTACTGATGCCGGGTAAACAATATAAGGAGGCCAAGATTTGTGACTGTGGTTACACTACATTCGAATCAAGCAATTGGTCTACACACAAAAAAAGATGTAAATTAGTTGTGACTGCCGACAGAGAACTCATATGTACTCTAAAGGAACAGTTGGCAGCAAAGGATGAGCAAATGATGCAACAACTGGCAGTCAAGGATGAGCAAATGAAAGAACAACTAGCAGTCAAGGATGAGCAAATGAAAGAACAACTAGCAGCAAAGGACCGTCAAATCGAACAGTTGATTAAGAGGCCAAGGACTGTGAACAATAATACTACAAACAAATACGTGGTGGAGGCTCACATTAATACGTTTGGTAAGGAGTCGATCGAGCACATAAGTCCACAACAGATCCAGGCGCTACTGGCCGATCCTGCTAATGCAGTGCCACAGTTCATTAAATTGAAGCACCGGAGGGCGCCTAACGGTGTGAACCATAACGTGCGTGTTCCCAATCAGAAGCGGGCGATTTACCAGGTGGTGGTACCTGATGAGGAAGGAGGGAAGGAGTGGGAGAACAAGGCGAAAGGAGATGTGTTGGAGCAGCTGTA